AGTTTCGTCTGATCCTGTGAAGAATACAGGACCACAAAACCTAACTGAAGTACTTAAAGTTCGCACATTAAGGGCTCGTCCAACAAAAACTCAAACAATAAACGAGTCCAGCGAGGTTCTTCGATTGAAGAAACTTGCAGGCATTCTATAAAAATTTAAAGGAGAAAAAAATAAATGTCTATTCTAGAAAAATTAACAGAAGGCATGGTTCCGCGTGATCTACACGCTGAATCACACGCTCTCGTAGAGAAGTGGGAGCGCACTGGTCTTCTTGAAGGTCTTGGCAGTGGTGAAATTAAAAACCAAATGTCACGTCTTCTTGAGAACCAAGCCAAAGAACTTCTTCGTGAGGCGTCCACCATGGCTGGTGGCGATGTAGAAGGTTTCGCAGCTGTTGCGTTCCCCCTTGTACGCCGAGTTTTCGGTTCACTTGTTGCACAGGATTTGGTCTCGGTTCAGCCGATGTCACTTCCGTCAGGTCTAATCTTCTTCCTTGACTTCACCTATGCGGGTGGACCCGGGTTCTCGAACTCAGGACGTCTTGGAAACTTAGCCTCTGGCTCAATTTATGGTGGCGGCCGAGTCGCAGCGCAGATCACCGGTGGTGTAATTCTCACTGGAGATCAAGGGCAGCGTGGTCCGTATAACCTCAACAACGGTTATTCGTCCCCGACAGGAAGCCAGCAGAACGGTGTTGTTATTAATGACGGTGCCGGTACCGGTACTGGTCAGTTCCTTGCTAGTGGTACCGTTGGAGGTACGCAGTATACTACTGCAGCCAACACCCAGGGCTTCACTCTTGATCAACTTTGCCGATTTGACCCCGACCTCGAAGGTCATCAGGCGATCGCCCTGTCATTAAAGGCGGCGGATATCCATCCTTCGGCTGACGGCTTCCTTTTGAACGAGCGTGACTTGGTTTCAATTACCATTAACGACGATGGTAGCAACCAGCTTCAAAGTGCGGCTGGTGGAGCGCAGGTTTCTAGCCTCATTCGACGACTCACCCAGTATTACACTGGTTCAGTCACAACTGAGTTCGGCCAACTCGACGCCGACCGGTACATATTAGTCTTGAGCAATTACGCCAGTTCAAGCGCCCTCGCCAGCGGACTTGGTGCAATCACTGCATCCGTCACCGGATCAAACTTCGCCGCCACCCCGGGCTCTCACCAAACGAGCTTCGCAGCTTCTGACGATTTTATCGCCGGCGGCCAAGTAGGTTCAGTTGTAGGTGATCCGCAGTGGGGACTTGAGAACAACGCTGAAATCCCCGAGATCGACATCAAGGTTGACTCAGTAAGTGTCACAGCGATGACCAAGAAGCTTAAGGCCAAATGGACCCCAGAGCTTGGTCAGGACTTGAACGCCTACCACAACCTAGATGCCGAGGTTGAGCTTACATCAATCCTTTCAGAGCAGATTGCTCTAGAGATTGACCGTGAAGTTCTTGAAGATCTCGTCGTTGGTGGTACCGCTGATACTCTGTATTGGTCACGCCGTCCCGGCAAGTTTGTTAATCGCGCCACAGGTGCTGATATAACTGCTAACGGAACACAGGGACCGGACTTCACTGGTACTGTTTCCGAATGGTATGAGACACTCCTTGAGACAATCAATGATGTTTCCGCTCAGATTCACCGGAAGACCCTTCGCGGAGGAGCCAACTTTGTTGTTGTGTCCCCCGAGATGGCTAACCTTCTTGAGTTTACCGCTGGCTTCCGAGCCTCTGTAACTCACGATGATGATCGTGGAACCATTGGTGCAGTCAAGGTTGGTTCACTTAGCAAGAAGTTTGACGTTTACGTCGATCCTTACTTCCTACGCAATGTCGTACTAGTAGGTCGCAAGGGCGCTAGCTTCCTCGAAAGTGGCTATGTCTATGCTCCATATGTACCGCTCCAAGTGACTCCGACAATCTTCGGTGTTGAGGACTTCGTACCCCGTAAGGGCGTGATGACTCGATACGCCAAGAAGATGGTCCGTCCGGACATGTACGGCTTGGTAATCGTAACTGATTTCCTTAGCTAAGATTGACTTTTAGTTAATCACGGAGACCCCCGGCTTCTGCCGGGGGTTTTCTTTTTGCTCTAACTATTTACTAAGAAGGAGAATTCTCATATGGCTTTACCCATTTTAACGCCGAAGTCTACAAAATCGGCAGTTGTTTTACCTGTAACCGGGGCTGCAGGTAGTGTTACTGGGAGTTTACCTTATGGAATATATGCTTCATCTACCGAATTTTTAAGCGGAGCCGCAGATCAAGTGGCTTATACCTATAAGATGTTAGGTGGCGATGTTTTGGATATTGAGCTGACAGCTGGGAATGTTTATGCGGCTTATGAAGATGCTGTCATAGAATATTCTTATTTAGTTAATTTGCATCAAAGCAAAAACTCCTTATCGGATTTACTGGGATCGGAAACAGGATCTTTCAACTCAGATGGCACCATTACGACCGGGTCGCTGTCTGGATCGAACGCTGCCACTAAATATCCCAGATACACATTTGAGTATTCACGACGTATAGGTGATGCAGTTGGCACAGAAACAAAAGCTGGTGGCCTCGTCAATATCTACTCGGCTTCTTTTGATGCGGTTATCAACCAGCAGGATTACGATCTGGAAACCATCCTCCGAACCAGCACTAAATTTTCCGGTACCGTGGGAACTAATAAGAGAATTTTTGTAAGAAAAGTCTTTTATAAAACACCACAAGCAATGTGGAGGTTCTATGGTTATTATGGTGGCTTAAACACCGTAGGAAACTTGGCTCACTACGGTCAGTATGCCGATGACTCTACATTTGAAGTTATACCCGCATGGCAAAATAAGGCTCAGGCCATGGCCTTTGAGGACAACATTGCTACAAGAGCTAGCGGTTTTTCTTATCAGTTGAGAAATAACCAACTGCGTGTATTTCCAGCTCCTACGATTGTACAGCCGAAGAAGATCTGGATTAACTTTTCAGTTTCCGAATCCCCTCTTTCTTCTTCTGTTGCCTATGTTGAGAAGACAATTAAAGGTGTCAATAACTTAAACACCCTTCCTTATGAAAACCTCCCTTATACTAGTATAAATGCGATAGGAAAGCACTGGATTCGTCGCTATGCCCTAGCTGTATCAAAGGGGCAGCTAGGAGAAGTGCGATCTAAGTTTGCCGTCGTTCCTATTCCCGGTGAGAATGTAACTCTAAACGGCGTGGCTCTTAAGGACGAGAGTAAGACAGAAAAAGAACTTCTGAGAACTGAATTAAAAACCATCTTGGATGAGTTGACATATGTGAAATTAGCTCAGGAAGATCAGGCAAAAATTACAGCCACCATGGAAACCTTTAAGCAGATCCCTATGCCTATTTATACTGGTCCGCAAGGTAGTTCCTAATGGCTGATAACAAATGGTCTAGACCCGATTCGCCTCCCCCTCCTTTATTTTTCAATGATAAAGAAAGAGATCTTGTCAAGCAAATCAACGATGAGGTTATTGAGCGAGTTATTGGCCAGACGATCGCTTATTATCCTTTATCCCTAGAACATACAAACTACCACTCCTTGTATGGAGAGGCTATAAAGAAATCATTTCTAGCACCAATTCGAGTTTATGCCTTGGTTACATTTGAAGGGATCAAAACAGAAAGCGCTAACTACGGCTTGGATAAAACAGCGAGTATTATAGTGGAATTCCACAAAAGAAGACTAACGGAAGACCAGGATTTATATGTAAGAGAAGGAGATTTCGTTCTGTTTAATGAGATTCTTTATGAAATCATGACCCTAGAGGAGCCACGTTTGCTTTTTGGTCAACCAAATCACAGGTTTGAGATTGGGGCTAAGTGCCTACGGTCACGGGAGGGTTTATTCGATGGACAATAATGGCTCAGTAAATATAATACCCATCCCTTTTGAACCTTCCACCCTGGAGTCAATTGACCGAGCGGTCTACAACTTTGTCAACGACACTTTAGATATTAGTACTCGTTCCAATAAGGGTTTTAAGAAAGTGCCAGTGATGTGGCAAGGTTCCGAGCGAGCATGGTATACTAAAAAAGATCCCAGACCCAAAGATGTATTAAATTTTCCTGTTATAACGGTGGGAAGGACCGGCCTTTCAAAAGATCCGACGCGCAAAGGAGTTTTTCAAGCTAATTTACCTGTTGATTACGATGGCGCCTCCTTGTCGATTGCGAAAAGAATAATGCAAAGAAAGACGCAAGAATTTGGAAATGCATTTTCCAAACAACAAACCGGCCAGTATAATAGAAAAGGAAAAAATCCAAAAGTTGTTTATGAGTTCATGGGAATCCCCCAGGTGGTCCACATCAACCCGGTTTATGAATGTACTCTAACTTCTTTCTATACACAACAGATGAATGAGATGCTGCAGCCTCTCTTGACTCAGACAGGAAATATCAATTATCAAGTCATCGAATATGATCACTATCGCTATGAATTGTTCATTGATCAGAATTATAATATATCTGATAATTCTGCCAATTTAGGTGAAGAACAACGAAGACTGGAAGCCAAGATTACATTTAACGTTATTGGTTATCTTTATGGAAAGTATGTAAATGACGAATTACCCAAGATTATTGTGAGAGAGAGCATCGTAGAATATAAATTTCCCAAAGAAACTGTTATTTTTAATCTCTAATACCTTTTAAGATTCATCTAACTATTTATTATTGAATTCTATTTTTTATCAAGGAGACAACTAGATGTCAGTAGATAAGTTTCGTTTTGTATCACCCGGCGTGCAAGTAGCCGAGGTTGATCGCTCTGGTTTAGAAGAGCAAGCTCCTCCAATTGGACCGGCAGTTATTGGCCGCGCCCTTTATGGGCCGGGAATGCGCGCCATCAAACTAAATTCAACAGCTGAATTATATGGAGCCTTTGGCGCTCCCAATCCCGGTGGAGAAAGTGGTGATGTGTGGAGAGACGGAAGTCTTGCTGCACCTACTTACGGACTTTATGCTGCTGAGGCGTATTTGCGCAACAATGGACCGGTAACATTCGTACGGTTAATGGGAGAGGCTTCTCCTGATGCGACTGCAACCGGCGTGGCCGGCTACACAGCCACTGAGGCTGTTGGGTTGTTCGTGTGTAATGCTGTTTCAAGTTCAGGTGGCGGTACCGGCGGTTTTGCTGGAATTACTGCGTCACTTGGTGCGGTTATCTACACCACAACAGGAAGCTGTACAGTAAAACTAGGGAGCATCTCACGAGCACAGACATTCGTTAACACTGATCGTATCCTTACAGTTAATGATGAGACATCAGAACAGGGTCTTACATACACTGCTGTTATTCAAAACTACCAAGGCTTATCCGGCTCTCATCTTACTGCAACATTTAACTTTGATCCTGATTCTGATCTGTACATCAGAAAAGTTCTCAATACCAATCCTCAATACACCAACAGCTCAATTTATGCTGCAGCCGACAAGCTTCACTACTGGCTTGGGGAGACTTATGAATCTTCCCTTCAAGATACACTTATTGGAAGTACGACGGGGGGAGCGCCAACAGCTCTTGCTAATGCAAACAACTATGCTTTTATTTTCAAAAACACCCTAAATGGTTCTAGTGTCGATCACGCAGATCGTGCTTCTTCGGCGGCCGTCGCTAAAACCGGCTGGTGTATTGCACAAGACCTAGCAGCTAATACAGGTTCTTTCAACCCCTCAACCATGCAGCAACTGTTCCGCTTTGCCGGAACAGATACTCGTGGCGATTTTGACAACGGTAATATTAAGATATCAATCGCTAATATCAAAAGCGCTGTCAACCCCACTGTGTATGGATACGGCGCCTTTGACGTATTTGTGAGAAAGGCCAGCGATACAGATAACTCCATGGAGTTGATTGAGACATTCGCTCAAGTTAATCTAGATCCTGCATCTCCAGATTACATTGCTAGAAGAATTGGTGATAAGTATTTATCCTGGGATTCCAGCACCAAGAGTTATGACTCTTATGGCGCCTATGATAATGTTTCCAATTACATTCGTGTCCAGATGAATGATGCTGTTGATAACGGCTCAGTGAATGAGGCGCTTCTTCCAGCCGGCTTTATTGGACCTCCGCGGTATATCGGCCAAACAGTCACCGCCGCGGCCGGGGCGGCAACATTGGCCGCTGCTGCAGCCTTTGAAGGCGGTACGCTTACAGGGAGCGTTGGAGACTCTTACAGTCGAAGCTTCTTGGCGAACTTCTCAACAACTGTTGATTTCCCCAAACTAGTTCTTCGGAAATCAGGTTCAGCCGGCGTCTCCACTGTCGATCGTGCCTTCTACGGTGTTAAAACTCAAGGTACTTTTGCGCGCCGTGACCCCGGATACGGCGATTACAACGTACGCCTATCAAATGACTTATCTGATTTTTATGCACCTGATACCGGAAATACTGAAGCATCGTTCGTCTTTACGCTTGATGACATCTCCGGTTCCACTACAGTGCCAGTATACCTGAGTGGATCTCGGGCCGCAGGAACTTCACTTCGCGGCACTGGCTCCTTCTCTACTCTCCTCAATGCAGGAATTAACAAGTTCACCATGCCGATCGTCGCTGGTACCACTGGTTTTGATATTGTAGAGCCAGAACCGTTTGCTAACCGACTCACTGCCGGCCAGACAGCTGAAACTAGCTATGAGTACTACTCACTGAAGAAGGCAATTGACGTAATTCGGGATCCTGATGTAGTAGAACATAATGTTTGCACTGTTCCAGGCGTATCAACAACCGGTATTACTGATTACCTAATCAGCATGGCTGAAGAGCGTAGGGACACCTTAGCTCTTATCGATATTGAAGATGACTACAAGCCACGTTATGAGTTAACTTCTGGTCAGATTGCTACTAACCGAACAGCACTACCTAACGTTACAAATGCTGTAGCCGCTATGAAAACCCGCGGTTTCAACACATCTTATGGCGCCGCATACTACCCCGCAATTCAGATTCGGGATAGAGCGAAAGGCGTGAGATTGTTTGTTCCTGCTACCGTTGCCGCTATGGCAGCTTACGGGCACACCGATAAGATTGCAGCCCCATGGTTCGCGCCGGCCGGGTTCAATCGAGGCGGTCTTTCAGATGCTTCTTCCGGAATCACTGCAACTGGAGTGTCGAAACAACTTCGCTCACAAGATCGTGATGACCTTTACGAAGTGAATGTCAACCCGATTGCTCAGTTCCCGCAAGAAGGTGTTGTCATCTTCGGTCAGAAGACTTTGCAGGCTACCCCTTCAGCGCTTGACCGCGTTAACGTACGTCGACTCTTAATCTTTGTCAAAAAAGAAATTTCCAGAGTGGCGAACTCAATTCTATTCCAGCCCAACGTGCAAGACACTTGGAATCGGTTCTTAGCTCAGGCTGAGCCCATCCTTGATGATGTCCGTGCTCGATTTGGTCTGGACAGCTACAGATTGATTCTAGATGCGAATACAACCACTCCCGAATTGGTTGATAGAAACATTCTTTATGCACGAGTTCTGCTTAAGCCGACCCGAGCAATCGAATTCATCGCAATTGATTTCGAAATCTTCCGCTCCGGCGCAAGTTTCGACGACTAGCACTAATTATTATAAAGGAGAATTATTAAATGGCATTTTGGAGTGACGGAGTTACAGAACCTAGGAGAAACTTTAAGTTTCTTCTTACGGTAGGTACACTACCTTTATGGATTGTCAAGCAAGTCAATCTACCCACAATAACTGTTGCAGAAGGAACCCACAAGTTCCTTAATCATACATTCTACTTCCCGGGAACGGTAGAGTATAATGAGGTGAGTTTTAGTGTTGTTGATTCAATTAATGAAGAAGTAACAAAAAGAATTCTTGAATCTTTCACCGGTTCAGGGTATAATACTCCTGAGCTTGAAACAGCTTCAACTGAATCTCTTATCACCAAAGGGCAAGCAACACGAGCCCTCGGCGCCGTCCGCATAGAGCAATTAGGCTCTGGACAGTCAGGAGAAACTGATAAAATTGCATTCATCTTAAGAAATGCTTGGATCAAAAACTTAGAGTTTGCTACAGGACTTAACTATGATAGTAGCGACCCATCCGAAATCAGTGTCACACTTCGTTATGACTTCTTCAACTTTGCCGATACAGCTGGTAAACTCGCAGGGTTTGGCGGATAAGAATAAAACTCAAGGAGAAAAATGAGAAATAACCAAGACCGCTTGGGAGTAACGCAAGATACTAATGAATCCATATCACCATCCGTCATGCAAAGTGCCGGTGGTGATTTTTCATTTATTGCAACAAATGATATTGTAGAACTTCCCTCTAAGGGCCTTTATTACCCAGAAGGACATCCTCTTCGCGATAATCCTGCCATTGAACTCAAGCAGATGACAGCAAAAGAAGAAGATATTCTTACCAATCAATCTTACATCAAACAAGGTGTAGTGGTTGAGCGTTTGTTGCATTCACTACTTGTCGATAAATCTTTGAATCTAGACGATCTACTAATTGGTGATAAGAATGCTTTATTGGTGCAAATACGCATTTCAGCGTATGGAGCCGAATACCCCGTTCAAACTTTGTGTCGTTCGTGTTTGAATACGCAAAATGTTACCTTTGATTTGGATGAGTGTGTATCTTATCGCGAAGCGGCGTTTGATGAAGGAGTGCAACAGAACGATGATGGTACATTTACTGTTACGATGCCAAAATCAAAAGCCATAGTTCAACTTCGCTTTATAACTTCAAATGATGAAAAAGAACTCATCAAGAAAGAAGAAAAATATAAGAAGCATGATGTTGAATTTTCGAGTGTGATAGAAGCTTATCGTCAAATGATGATCTCGGTGAATGGAGATCCCGATTTAGTAGGAAAGTATCTAGATAACATGCCTTTGCAGGATTCCAGGTATTTGAAGAAAATAATCAAAACAGTTCCGCCAGCCGTTGATATGAATGGCTCATTTGAATGTGAAAAGTGTGGAGCAGCCAACGAGCAGGAGGTACCGATAACGTACCGATTTTTTTGGCCTGACCTCTGATTATCAAAAAACCGTGTATGAGGAGCTTTTTGTTCTAAAATATCACGGTGGGTACTCTCTCTTTGAGAGCTATAATATACCCGTTGGATTGAGGAGGTGGATAATCGAAAGATTGATTAGCCAGATGGAGAAAGAA